TCTAACGTGCCATCTACGTCAACATCACCGGAAATGTCTAGGCTGGTTGCAGCTATCTCTCCTGTTACGTCAATACCACCGCTAACTGTTTCTAACTTTTTGCTATTGTTATAGTACAGAGCCGCATGACCATCGTCACCGCCAAACGACGCTATGTCATTTCCGCCCCGCTCAATAAGCAGATCATTAGGAGTGGTTCTGTAAATTATATCGACAGCATTTGTTGCGTCAGTAAAATCTGATCCGTCATGGAACCGGATAAAGTTTGGACCGCTGCCGCCAATCGCGATTACAGGGTCACTGTTATTGCTGGTAAGTTTAATTCTATGAGAATTGTCAAACTCAATGTCCCCATCCGCATTCAGGAACACCGCCTTCTCTGCTGGCTGCGTACAGAAGATGGTTCTTGAACCGGAACTCCAATTCACAGCGTTGTCGCTGTTACTAGACTGCAAGATCGTGGTACGAGCAAGTGTCGTACCAGACGCCGTGTATGTGCCGATACCTACCTCGAAATCAGTGCCATCGGTGCAGCAATAGTAGGTGGTGTTGGAGTTGCCTATCTCAGAAAACGCCTCAAAACCAGCAACGGCACCGGCCAAAGTATATGTGCCAGTGCCGGTAGTGGTTGTCGTCTCTTTGACGCGGTCCTTCAGAACCAGTGCCATTTTACTTCAATCCGATAGTTAGATTTGTCGCATTGATACGGAAGATATCCCCGGTAGCAATCGACTTACTTGCATCTAACGCGCCGATGAATAAAACCCGAACTGTTCCACTTCCGCTGCCAATATGGTCCGAATGCAAGGTTCCGTTCCCGTCAGCAATAAACACATGCGTGATCACATCAGTTCCGCCGCCACCTGATGCGGCAAAATCAATGACGGCATTGTTTGTTGCTGTTTGAGTGTGCGTCGATGCGCTAGTGACATCCCACGCTGACGCCTGAACCTGCACCCTTTGGTAGCTAGTGAAGTTTGCCTCAGTGATTTGAGCGAACGCCGAAGAGGACTCGCCAGTGCTGTCATCAAAATTTGCTACTGCGGTAGCCAATCCAACATAGATGCTGTTGCCGGGGGTGGTAAACGCCGTATTCTTGAAAAGGTGATTGAGCAGCTTGTTTTCAAGATAGGTGGTCGCTGCATTACTTGTTGCCATCGTTTCTACTCCTTATGTTCGAGGCCGATCTGGCAGACCCCTGCGAAAAGCGTCTGTATTCTCCCTTGCTTCTGCAAGATCCTTCAGTCTGTTAAGAGCCTCAGAGAACTGTTTATCATAAATTTGTAGCATGTCAGGCTCACCCTTCATATAAATATACGCTTCATACAAAGATCCGTAAAGAAGAGCCTTGGGAGCGTTGGTGCTTAACCATGTGGTGCCACTGTCCGCCCCAGCAGTCAATGATGCTGGCCTGTAGAAATAATGAAACTCACAAACATAGTTGCTATCCGGTGTAGGGCCTAACAAAAGATTGTCCACATCAAATCTAGCGTAATACAGGGGTGTCCCAGTTGAAGAAGCGTTTGTGTGCGCCTCTTGTATGAAGTTGATGTCTTTCGGCAGCAGGAACTGTTTAGAGCCGCCACTTGTTATAGATAAAGAAAACGAGGCTAGAAAATCAGTTGGCAGAGAAAGAAAAGGATCATTCTGGGTAACGGAACTCGTGGCATTCTTGCGGAAATACTCAAGATCAACCATGTAGAAGATTCTATCTTCTGCCGTGCGGATGAACCTAGAGATGTTGTTTACAAACGTCGTCTCTGTGTTTTCAGTAAAATCCTGAATGGCCGTTTTGAGTTCTGCGAAAGTGAACGACATTATGTAATCCTAACAATAGCGTTTGATGCGTCTGCTGTTGGGAACTGGATGGTAAACGTAGAAGAAGATGACGCTTGATCAGCGCCAAAATCAAAGACCGCAACAGCTTTATTGGACGCGCTGCTGTTGTATATCAGGCAGCCCCTAGCGGTGATTGTAGAATTAGAAAACGAGACATTTGAAAAATCAACAAACGCCGTTGTCCCGCTTGTAGTTGGGTTGGCCGCTGTAAGTGTTGCTCCACCAGCAGAATAGCCAGTCCCGCTAACCTCGTTAGTCGTAGAATAGGCTGTTGTGGTTGCATCTATAGTCGCGTTGCTCGTATACAAGGCCAACTTGAATGTATGGCTCGTAAAATCATGAACCGCCTCAAGTATCTCCTCTTTAAATGAGGTGCATACATAGTTCCCTGTAAACGCCATTCTCTACTCCTATGGTGTGTTTGCCGTGCCGCCCATGCCGCTGTGGTTCGTGCAGTAATAATAGAGCGTTGGCGCTCCAGCAGCCACCGTGATTTGCGTGTACGCCCCAGCGTTTCCGGGGGTGCCACTCGTTGTTACGTTTGTAGTGTACTCAGAACCTCCGCCATGACTGCCGTTGGCTGTTGTAGAAAATCTTAACGGATGACCTGAGTTACTGCTATCAGACTGATCGAATTTGTATGTATCGCCCTCATTAAGAGTTAGGGTTGGAGAGGCACCACTAAGCTCTGCAATGTAATACTTGTTTCCGCTTCCATATGAGTTTGTGCCGCTTGCAACCGTTACAGTGTATGTTGTCACGGCCTGAACACTCAGACCACCGAGAGAGATCTGTGCGGTTACGCTGGTTGGGCTAACGGTTATATCGGAAACCTCTGTTGTGCCAGATATGGTAACGCTGCCAACCTCAGCAGTCATAATCGGGACTGGTATCTTTTCTAAAGTTGCAAGATCTGTTGTTGGTATTACTACTTTGGCCTCTTCTATCCTTCTGTCAGGCCTAGAATTTAACAGGGATTGCGGATCATCCGTGCGAACACGCCCCAGAAAATTCTGAGGATGATCTGGGTCAACCACATCAAAGCCAACCCGCATTCCTGTCTTTACGCCATTCTGATACTCATCAACAAGCTGATCCAGAGGATATCTGAACCCAGTCCTGTCGCAAAATCCAAATGCGTATTTTCCTCTAGCTGTAGCCATAACCAAACAAAGTTACCTGTAACTTTTAACCAGCCCTTCCGAAACGCTTGCCCCTAGTCGCCGCGCCTGCACCGCGAACAGTGCCGCCCTTTGACCTCTTCATAGCGCCGCCTTTTTTCATGCCCTTTTTCTTCATCATGCCGCCACCGGCCATTTTAGCCGAGCCGGGACGATTGGGCTTGATGGCAGCCTTGATCCTATCAAACATACTTGGCTTCCTCGTCGGCTTTGGAGCCGTCTTCTTCGGCACGGCGTCTGGTCTGGGTGCCTTCTTAGCCGCCGCACGACGCGCACGAGCCTTTGCCATTGCCGAAGCGGAGCCATCTTTAGACGCCTTCACGCTGGCCGTATTGCTGGGCGTTGTCCTTGTCTGCGCTCTAGCGCCCCGCGTAGCAGCCCTCTGCTTGCCCTTGTCCTTGGAAGCCAGCATGTTCATCTGAGTCTGTGTCATGCCTTTGTAGGGATTCTTAGACTTAGCGCCAGCGCCAGCAGCAGCACCCGGAATCTTGATGCTCTGCCCAACGCGGATCATGTTGGCGTTCTTAATGCCGGGATTTGCATCCAGCAGGGCTTTGACTGTCAGGCCCCTCTTCTTTGCAATCTGAGACAGGGTATCGCCAGACTTGACCTTTACAGATCCGCCCTTGGCATAACCCTTCTTCTTCATCATGCCGCCTTTTTTCATGCCCTTCTTCTTCATGGCTCCGCCCATAGCGTAGCCTTTTTTCTTCATCATGCCGCCTTTGGCCATCTTGCCTTTGCCGTCAGCAGCAAAGAACGGAACCTTTTGACCCTTGTCATTGGTGACCATCTTGAGCTTTCCGCCCTTGGCCATGCCCTTTTTCTTCATAGCACCGCCTTTTGCGTAGCCCTTCTTTTTCATAGAGCCGCCCTTCTTCATGGCAGACATAAGCTGCCTATCAGTTTTAGGCTTTCGAGCCGGAGCGTTTGTCTTTTTTCGCTTGCCCTGTTTGGCCGCTTGCTCTCTGGTCATAATTTTAATAGGCATCTCACCCTCCTGCGTAGAATGTGTTGTATGGCACGAACTTGATTGATGATGAATCAGCATCCTCACTTGCCGCAAGCTCAAACTGGAACTCATACTCCTGCTTGAGGGGTGCCACACGATCCGACACTTCGGGCCTCTTCATAGCTATGTAGTAAGCAAGCCCAGACGCCAAGCATGGAACAAATCTTGGCGGCATATCAGCCGTGGTTCCAATGCCGGACGAAACCCCAGATATTCCCTTGAGTCTATAATAAAAGAGTGTGTAGGTGCTGAGATCAGGAACAGGCCACAGCGTTACCGCGACTGATGCCGCCTGACGATCTACAAAAATCTGGTTAGGGCGTCCCTGAGTGTTTTTCGAGCTTTGTTTAGCATACGTTGAAACGCTGATGCGACTGACGTTGGTATCGACTTGAGATGTCCCACTGCCGGTTCTAATTTGATGCTCAATGAGATCAATCGTGTCTGTAGGGAGCGTATAAGTCGCTGTCCCTGCTGTGAGAGCCTGCGTACCAGACTCAATAGTCCAGAGATTAAGTCCACGGTTTTGCCACTCCAATGTTATTAGATTGAGGCTTCTTCGGGCTGTCTTGAGATCATACCCCGTAGTCATTTGGAGGCCCGCCCTCTCAAACGCCTCTTCAAATATTTCGGGAAGATCAGGCGTCACTACTGACATTAGCTGGTTCTCCTGTGCGCTCTGGTCTTAGCTGCAATCTTTTTGGGCTGTTTTGAGAATTGCTTCCCTGCTTTCTTAGCTTTCCGCTTTGCCCTAGTCGTTGCTGCATACTCCTTCGACGATAGTGACTTAATGGCACTAGCCGGTAAATATCTTTCCCCGGTAGCTTTTGGACCCTGAGTGGACGGCTTCCCACTTTTTGTCCTCCACTTCTGCTTCGTCCAAGACTTCAGACTTCTCTGTGATTTCTTCAAAGGCATGTCACTGTCTCGATTTCCTAATCGCTTCCAACGTCTCCCTCAGAGTTGGGGGCTTTTTCTCATTAGGCTTGTACTTGCACTGTATCTCTCTTGGCGAATACTCAGAGGGGTTCATCCATATGCTGTCAATAGTGTTATTGGGACCAGCATATATGCAAACACGCTTGTCGTCTATGATGTCGCATCCCTTGAGACGGCACACCACATACTCTGGATACGTCTCTGCCTGTGCAGTATGGGACTTTAACAACAATACAAAGCCCGTCAAAGCCGCCATTCCGGCACCTATCATCACAATCCAAGCTACAATCTCTACAAACTTTCTCCTGCGCTCTCTTTGCCTGTAAAGCGTTTCCTGTCTGCGTTTGCGTATTTGTCCTTCCATACGCACAAGCTCATCCCACTTGGACTTGCCCATGGTAAGACTAATCCATTGTTGTAGCTCGTAGCGTTGCTGTTGCGCCTTTTTCTTAGAGGCAAAAGCCTCTACAGCCTCTTGCTCTACGCTTTTCCCGGCAAACAGCTTCTTAAATATAGGGGGGTTTTTGGCCTCTTTTTCGGCCTGATCAAGATCGGAAAGCGCACCCATCCACCTTGATAGATCGCTTGCCATAGATTCAATATCGCGACCAATAGCAAAGCCCTTCTTGAGGGCTGAGAAAGCCGCTGATGCGGTTGCCATTGCAGATACTGGATCCATTAGTAAATCCTTACATTCTCATCTACCATCTTAGGCAGACAATAAGACGTTATCTTTTCTCCCTGTTTGTGTAACTTTTGCGCAAAATAAACACAGTCGTTTATGTTTGCGAAATACATATCATTACTTACAAGCTGCTTGTTCTCCCCCACGCCCAAAAAAACGAAGAGGAGAAAGGCATGCTTCATATCTAATCCTTATAACCTCCCCCTGCCTTTTTATAAGCAGAAGCCAGCATTTGCGCCTTTCTCGCTGACCACTGACCCGGAGCGCCGCCCTTTCCGCCAGCTTTGATCCTGTTAAAGATCCGCTTACGCATGCCCGGTTTGGTATAGTTGCCAGCCTCATTCACCTTCGACTTTGTCTTGCCGCCGCTTTTCATGGCAATAGGCTTCTTATTGTTCTTGCAGCGCATCTTTGCTGCTCTCATCAGAACCTCCTATGCTCTCCTGTTTGTCTTCCCTGCGGTTCTTGTCCGCTTGAAAGACCTGTTCTTAGAAGCAGAGACAACCTTCAGATTAGATCTCCTGTTGTCCCTAGGGTTTCCGTTCCTATGGGCGACATCCTTGCCATCACCCTTTCTCACCTTCCCGGCAGCCGCCATCTTGCGCCTTGCCGTATTCCTGCCAGCCCTAGCCTTCTTCTGGCTCGTGGCTGACTGGTAGTTCTTATACTCAGACCTGTAGTTGCGCTTACCGCTGGGAGCCACGGGTCTTTCCTCTTGTGGCAATGCCGTCAATAGAGCGTGTGCGCTTTGACTTCACCACCTTGCCGCCACCAGACATCCTGTCGGCTCCGGCCATGCCCTCTGCCTTCATTGCGTCTGATCCGGCCTTCTTTCTCTGCTTCTTGGCCAACTTCCCAACCATGCCCGCAAGACCTAAGCCGGGGATCTTTGAGGCCATTTCTGATATCGGACCCTTGCCCTTGGCAATGCTGTATGCTGGAGAGAATGTTTCTAAGAAACCACCTACATTCTTCTTCTTCATCCTATTCCCCTTTAGCTGCTGCTGCATGGAAGCTCGCGAGATTGTCATCGTAGCTCCTTCCTGTGAACTCTTCCCACATTGGTTTCAGCATATCGTGTAGCTCATCGATCTTCTGACTGTTGTCATCAATCTTTACGGACATGACAGCAACATTCTTGTCCACATCAATCAGTGTGGACGATATCCATGTGACCCCCGTGGCGCACATGCCGACAACAGAAACAAAAAGTGTTCCGGCTATGAAGTTAGTATTCAGCATTTCCATCTCTTTCTAGCCTGACGAAGCCTGCTGTTTGGATTCTTTGCAGCCTTCGGGAACTTTTTCATTTGCCCAGCAGAACGGGCGCA